TTATCCGAAGCCACTCCAGATGAGATGTTTAACATTGAATTAGGCTTACTTAATGAGGGAGCCTTATTCAGTACCCCCGAATCTGACTAATTTGTCAGACCCCTCTGCTACAATACTCTAAACAACTACGAAAGGGAAAACCTATGTATCAAATAACTGTCGCCTATGACGGCAAGCCTATCCACTTCAATAAGAACTATGCAGACGCCTTAGAAGCGTTCACCGCATTTCTTTCATTTGTTGATTGGGGCTGGGCTAACGAATACTCAACTGTAAATCTTATGACGCCAACTGGCAAAATGTATACCAAAAATTTCTATCGTACAGGATTGGTCGTATCAAAATGATGACTCGTAAAGATTATGTCGCAACCGCAGAAATTCTAAAGTATGCAAGCAACAAAACGCACCCCGCTTTATTTTCTAAAATGGTAAATGATTTTGCAGAAATGTTTGCAAAAGATAATCCGCGTTTTGATGTTGTAAAATTTCACGAAGCAAGCAACTACACAACTGTATTTGGAAAGGTAGAAAAATGATTTTGCAAATGTCAGCAATTTATTGCGAGGAATGTAATGACTCTGCTTTTATTGTAGAGCATGAGGACATGATAGAAATTTCTGCGTGTGAATGTTCACAAGAATTACAAGAGATAGCGGAGTGGATAAATGAGCCTTAAAGAAAAAGTAAAACGCATTCAGGAATTGCGTCGCAGTAATGCGGCGCAACCTGTTCGCAATAAAAAAAAATACACACGCAAGCGCAAGCATAAAAATTCAAAGTATTGAATATTTATGCAGCCCGCAATAGTGCGGGGTTATCCACAGGGTTACGGGGCTTATCCACAACCCCTGGAATTTTGTGATCATTCTCACAAAAGCTGCGACACGCCGAGGATGGATTAGATAATGTCAGTGCCATCCGCTATAATACTCTTATACCAACAACGAAAGGCAAAAAATGACAACAATCGAACATGTACTACGCTTCGTAACTGAAGTAGATGAAACTAATCCAACAGGTGCTCGCTTATTGGCACTTGATAAGGCAGACCAAATTGCTATGCTAGAAGGAATGCTAAAAGAACTTATTGCACCAACACTACAACCTGCACTAGATGAAATTAATGCAGGTGGCTCATGGGCAATTCTAAAGGTGGCTAACTAATGGGATACACAACAGCATTAGCATTAGAAGAAGAATTGTCATTAGAGGCAGGACTTGCTTATCACTTGCAGGGTAATCATTACCCACCCGTTCCCGTATCAATGGTGCAACCTTGCATCGAGGCTATTGATGCATTCTATGATGAGGAGTATAGTCGAGAGATTAATCTTCCAGAAGGTATCACTTGGCGTGGGCAGACTTCATGCCCAGCGTCTGCAATCGTAGATGCTCACCACTTAGAGGCGTGGCTTCCAGAATACGAGGACTAGGGATCAAAACCAGGCGTGTGAGATTAATCACACGCTTGGTATCTCAAATAGTAAGATAGGGCTTGATAAATGTCAGACCCCAATGCTACAATACTAACCTAACAAAGAAAAGAGGCAAAAATGACAATCAACGACAAGTTGTATCAGGTTGGAGATTTATTCACAACCCTAAAGTCAAAAAAGACAGGTGTGATTAAAGAAATCCACCCACAAACATCTGGCTCGGTGCGTGTGCTATTGGAAATGCCCAACAAGGAAACTCGTTGGACTTCCGTATCTGCTCAAACACTACTAGGCGTATAATCTAAAGGCAGGGGGGTCGCAGATTTGTCAGACCCCCCTGCTATAATACTCATAACACAAACCAACCAACGAAAGGTAACACAATGTCAAGAGCAATCACAGTAAAGGTGGCAACACCAAAGGTAATCAAGGCTTTGGAAACAAAGTTAGCAACAATCAAGAAGGACTATGCAGAGCAAGGTGCAAACGAGGCTAAGTATGAAAAGGCTCGTAAGGCTTGGCAGAAAGAACTTCAGGACTATGCAATCGCAAACATCAAGAAGTCAGAGAACCTTCGCACCTCTTATCGTTCTTGGAATAACACACTCAACATTGACTTTGATTTGACAGTATCCGAAAAGGATTTGCCAAAAGAGCCTGAGCGTGATTATACAGTTATGCACCAGCACTCATACAATGAAATTGTAGAGGACATCACAAATGCTCTCACAATTCTCAAGATGACAGATGAGGAAACAGTAAATGCTTCTACTATGAAGCAAATTGCTCGTTATCTCTAAATAATTTGGGGGGCAGAACTAAAGTCCTGAACCCAAACGACCTGAGTAAGTCGCCAAACTGCTCTCCCTTCGGGGACAACTACTAACAAAGGCAACAAGATGAAAAATCGTTTTCGTGTAGAAATCTATGACGCAAACAAAATGAATGATGTAACAATTTATTCAGAGCAAGGTGTAGACAAAGAATATTTAACTGAGTTGGCTTTTTCAAACCGAAGTAATTTCTTTGGTGATGTACGTGCTTATGTATACGATACATTAAAGAAGACAAAGACAACCGCTCTTTATCTGCCGTCCGAAGTTATTAACTTCAATCGAAAGAATCAATTGACTAGGGATGAGCTGGGTCTGTAAGGATCCAGCACCAGGCGCACATGTGCCTGGCCCGCAAAGCTAAGGGGTTATCCACAGCGTTACGACTGCCTGTGGATATCCCTGGAATTTTGTGATATTTGTCACATGGATCAATTCGGACATATTGTAACTATCTATTGATAATGTCAGTGGCACCTGTTATACTTACAACTAATCAAACGAAAGGTAATAAATATATGGCTCACAATCTCGAAACCGAAAACGGCGAAGTTGCATTTGCATTGCGTGGCGCTCCTGCGTGGCACAATCTTGCAAATCGTATTTTCACAAAGGATGAGGAAGTTACAACTAGCCTAATGCTTGAAGAAGCAAAGTTGGCAAATTGGAATGTTCGCCTCTCTCCACTAACCGACCACATCTCAGAATCTTGGAATGATGTATCTAATGCATCTCTCGTGATTCGTGATAACCCATTCAATGGCGGAACTGATGTTCTTGCAACTGTTGGTAAGCGTTACAAGCCAGTGCAGAATGAAGAACTATTTGCATTCGCTGATGCAATTCACGATGCCAATGCTGACTGCCGTTGGGAATCTGCTGGTTCTCTTAAGAAGGGCAAAGTTGTATTCGGCACTGTCGATATTCCTCGCACAATGGTTCTTGACCCACAAGGCGCTAATGATGCGACAAAGTTATATCTAATCGTATGGACATCACACGATGGTTCTGTTGCCGTTCAAGCAGCGGTTACCCCTGTTCGTGTTGTGTGCCAAAATACATTGAATCTTGCAATGCGTAATGCAAAGCAATCTTTCAAGATTCGCCACACGCAATCTGTTGAAGGTCGCATTCAAGTTGCTCGTGAAACTCTTGGGCTTGCTCTTGGGTATTTCGATGAATTTGAGAAAGAAGCACAAGCGATGTTTAATCAAGCAATCACTGATGCAGAATTCTCAAAGTTGATTCAGACAATCTATCCAAAGCCTGACAAGGATGCGGCTAAGGTTGCGCTAACTAAGTGGGAAAATAAGGTTGTCTTGCTTGATGAACTTTATCATAACTCACCAACGAATGCTAATATCAAGGGAACAAAGTGGGGTGCATTTAATGCACTTACTGAGCGCCTTGACTACTATCGTTCAGGTCGCGGAAATTCAGAAACACTTATGGCTGGTGCATCTGGTTTTGACCCACTCTTAACCGCAGAAAAAAATAAAATTAAGAAATTAATTTCTGCGTTTTAATAAAATAATCCTGAGCATGATTTAAAACTGCTCACCACTAGGTCCGTTAGCTCAGTTGGTTAGAGCGCTACCCTGTCACGGTAGAGGTCACGAGTTCAAGTCTCGTACGGATCGCCAGGCGCCCGCAATGCTAAGGGGCGCAAAAGTGTGTTACGACTCACAAAGATTTTCCCTGGAATTTATTGTAAATGTCAGTGGGGTCGTGTACAATACTCTATATACAACAACGAAAGGTATAAAATGTCATCACGAACTAAAGGCTACATGGGAACACTAGTAGACGGCAAGAAGCTTGCCACAATTGCAAATGGTATATATAACTTACAATACAGTTCAGACTTTTCTGAATGCACAGTAGACAATCTGCTATTTATTGAACTTGAAGAGAAGAATGTATTTGGGGATCCTAAATATGCTCTCGTATGTTCTGAAGGAGTAGGCTGGGAACAAGATACATATGGTTGCCTAGAGGTACCTACAAACATCGGGCCTATGGGTCTATGGAATGGCCGTGTCTTTATCTCAGTAGATACTGTTAAGTCTTGCTTAACTGATCAGACTGAGGATATATCAGATTACATTAGAGTTTTTGGTGATCGTCTAGATAGAAACTGTAGCCTGTGGCAATCAAAAATGTCAGTGGTCCCTGCTACAATAGCGCTATGACCAACTATCAGAAGTATACCTGGGTGTGCACGGGCGACTGTGACGCACTAATCGAATATACAATTAAAGATGGATATGGATGGCCTGCAGGTGTGATGGACCTCACATGCCGTTGTAATTCAAATTGCACATTATTGTCAGTGGAAGATGCTACAATACCTTATACAGATTCACCCCTACCAACGAAAGAAGATAAAATGGAAACAACAACACCACAGGTAATGACACTTGATTGGATTGAGAACGATGTAGTTACCAACAAGACATATACTGAATCAGATGTTCGTCACATGGTGTGGCAACTTAAGAATCTTACAACAAAGCAGAACGAGTGGTTCAAGAAGGAATCACAACTTCGTACATTTATTCACGACAACTTTGAAGACTCAGAGGACCAAGAGTCTTTGACTGCTATTGCAGAAATGTTTGACATTCCTTTAACTAAGGAGATTGAATATACTGCATGGGTTCGTGTAGACATGACAATCGAAGTTGAAATCGGCGGAGATATGGATGCCATTGAAGACTTTATCTCATCTAATCTAACTGTTGATTCATATGACTCTATGATTCAGGTTAATAATCATGAGATTGATAGAGTAGAAGAAGGTGCCTACTAATGTACTTTGAACTTACCGCTCCTGATAGGCTCTCTCTTGAGAGGGCCTATTGGGATGCACAAATCACAGGGCTTGACCCTGAATTTATTCCACCGTTGACATTCAACATCGGAACTGGTAGTATTGAGAAAGTAAGTCGCATTCGTGACAAGTACAATCTAACTGAAAGTTACTGGTCAGAAAAAGAAGCGACAGGATATTAGGAGAGAACATGTCAGATTATAAAGATGGTTGGGACGACGGGTATAAGTTTGCTCGTGAAGAAATCATGGAGAAGTTGTCAGAGATTGATATCAATGACATTGACTCATGGATTCTTGACCGTCTTTCCGAAATGATTGAAGGAGGCTCGCTATGAATGAATGGATCGGTTGCGATAAATGTAATTCAGTAGTACCTGCAATGTATTTAGTTAAGATGGTCAGCGGCGAGCTTGCTTTCTGTGGTCATCATTTTAACAAGTTTAAGCCAGGCCTTGACAAGGTCTCGTATGAAGTGATAGAATTGAATAAGGCAGAAGTAATACCTCAACTAGAAACGGCGGAATAAAATGGGCGACAGAGCAAACTTTGGATTTAAAGATTCTAAAGGCGATACACTATATCTATATGGACACTGGGCGGGCTATGACATGCTAGCAAAACTAGCCAATGCTGTAAGCGCTGCAGAGCCAAGGTGGCAGGACCCTTCATATGCAACACGTATTGCTATCTCTAATTTAGTTGGAGATGAGTGGGCCCAAACAACTGGATGGGGCCTTAGCATTAATCACATCCTAGACAACGAGCACAAGATTCCTGTAATCAATTGGGCCACACAAACGTTTACACTGTATGAAGAGGACCTCCAAACAGTTGTATTTACTTTATCATTAGCCGCATTTGTCGATAAATATAGTAGGCTAGTTATGGTATAATTAAACCAGGACCTATGGTCTTGTTTTTAATGAAGAATGAAATGGTGCATCTATTAGTCTACGGGCCAGGTGCTAAGTAAAGCGGTTTATTTCTTTCGTTGGAAATCTAGCAGCCATATTCATACCCCCTAGTCAGCTTCAACTCTGATCCTAGGGGGATTCTTTTGCCCGCAAAGACTTGAGGGTAGCATATTTGTTTTACGACTGTCAATTATATTCCCTGGAATTTGCTGTGATATCGACCACAATGATCAAAAATGTGGTGTGACTCACACCCATTTGCTATTCCATTTGTCAGTGGTCTAGTCTATAATTAGAACATATCAACGAAAGGATATTCATATGCCAAATTGGGTGTATAACACATTAACAATCCAAGGTCCGAAGGACCAAGTAGATTCAATTAAAGATAGATTGAATGCTCCATTTACTCTAGCACAAGAGACATTCGGTATGGGTGATATTAGTTCTATGGGCTTTCCTACTAAGATTGAACAGGTATCTTATTCTAATCCCGTTTTTTCTTTCTTCAACATTCATTCATATAAGGATGACGGAATTACTGATGAGGAATATGCCTGCCAGCCAACACGTTCAGGTGCAGATACAAAAGACCCTGATTGGTTTGCACAAGAAATTGCTCACGCTAAAACTCAGAAGGATTGGTATTCTTGGAATAACACCAACTGGGGAACTAAATGGGATGTAGCCGTCCGTGACGGAGATGAGTATCCAAATACAGAATTACTTGAATATAAGTCAGATGGCGATGACAACTGGGTTGTATATAAGTATGAGACTGCATGGTCACCTGCTGTAACTATTCTAACTAAACTATCATTACTTGTTCCTAACTGTGTTCTAACTTTAGAATACGAGGAGGAAACAGGCTGGGGTGGGGAGTATGAGATTGTTCGTGGTGATGTAAAAGAATTAGTTGAATGGGAGAATCGTTGCTATGCATGCCAATCTTATGACACATTAAGTTACTGCGAAGATGACTGTGGAGAATTCTGCTCAGAATGTAGCCAAGGTTCTTGGCAAGATGAAGAGGCTATGAAAAAATGTCAGACCCACATGGTATTATTGGAATCTACAGAAAAGGTGGAAGCATGACAAAAACAGAAGTATTTAATGAAGTAATTAATACAATCTATCAAGACAACTTTGGCCATGTAGATTTTATGGATAATATGGGTGGAGATTGTGATTGCAATATTCATAATGTACTAAACTATTTACATGAATACGAGGTGGATTAATGCTAGGTTATGAAATGTCTGATATCAATGAGATGATTAATGCTGTACATGACGCTAAGTTATTCTACATTAGGACCCCGTCCGATTTGATCGACAAGGAGCCATTAGTTAAAAGCTTGGAAAAGACAAATGATTTCTTACAAGGCCTGTGGGCAGAAGGGTATTTTGATGGCTACCAAGACTAGTACATTTCTAGAGTATATGAAGTTACATCTAATTAGTTTAGAACAAGATTCTGAACGGGTTCAAGAAGAAATGTCTCAGTTTGAATATAACATGGATTCAAAGGACTATCAGTCATTAGAGATTGAAGACATATCTTTAAATGGACAGATTATAGCAACCAGGCATTTATTGTCAGTGGCTACTGATATAATGAACTCTTCTAGCGAAAGGTATGAATAATGCAATTTTATCCAGAAGTAGAGGAAGACCCTGTGCTCCCTCCCCACTTGCAACGTTTGGTTAATGCAGGTGTTAGTGGATTAGATATAATGCACGGTGAACTAAAGAATCTAATGTTAATTGCTGAGCAAGACTTAGCAAGCGCATTAGAGCAGGAGGAGTTGTCTGAAGAGGCAATGGATTCTATGGTCCGAACAGAATGTGAAGGGCGCCTAGATATGCTGGTAGAACTGTATCAACTAACATATGATTTATCATTTGCGATAGGAGCACGAGATGAAGCCTGAAGATAAAGATAAACTAAACAAATGTCTAGAGATTCTTGACACCACCGACCTTGGCTTATCTATGGTTTGGCTATGGACGTGGTCGACCATTAATAACATCCTAGAGGATGAGACATATAAAGCCAAGGTAACCCAAGACCAGATGTGGGAACACCTGTGCGAGGCTGTAGAGGCTGGACACGGGTTCTCCCTGGAATACGGGGCAGAGCAACATCAAGACGATGTGCTTGAATGGATGACTAATCGTGACTACATTGTAGATACAATGTTTGAAGATGATGAGGAGGACGAAGATGAAGATGAGTGATGAGTACATTAACGATCAATTAAATAAAGCCCAAAAGCTTTTGTGGGGTGGGTCAGAAACAGAAAACATCGAGGCCCATAACATCATTGCTAAATTAATTAAAGATAGAGTAGAACAGGTAGGACTATGAGCAATCAATACAAAGTCTATGGCGATGTAGTACAGGAGTATTACATTGTTATCACCGCCGAGAATCGTGATGAGGCTTGGTATGCTGCGGAGGCAACTCCGAAATCAGAATGGAAGAAACTTCCTGCTCGCAACAAGGGAAACCTTATCGAGCCCTATAACATCGAAGAACTAGAACTTACAACTAAATAAAGATAGCATGGGCCGTTATGGACAATTTGGACATAACGGTCATTATGCTAAGGGACACGGGCAAAAATATTGCTTTACGACCCTATTTACAAATCCCCGAAATTCGGATATAATATATATAACAACTCGATCTAGAAAGGATCAAATCAAATGACAACATCAACAACAACTCGTGAATACCTCAAGGCCCAGGGAATCTCAGTAGGCAAGCGTGGTCGCTTCTCAGCTGCAGCTCTAGGCGTGATCTCAAAGGCGGAAAAGGAAGGCGTAGTCTTCACAGATAAGAAGACAGCTAAGTAATAACTAACTGTGGGGACCTGCCTCTGCGGAGGCGGGTCCCCCTTCATTTACAAATGTCAGTGGTCAATGGTATAATCAAAACGAAAGGCGGAACTCATGGCTAAAGCAGACGAATTCAAAGCGGCAGAAAAACTAACATCATATCTAAATAATGCTAACTTCTCACCAGCAGTAATGGCTAATGTACTAACAACTGAACATACCTTATACACCCAAGACAGGCTAATGGAACTAGTTAAGTATATTATCCAATACAATGCTCTTAGATTAAAGTCAGAATGGGACAAGGGCTATACATCTGAGGGGCTAATGCTAGCAGATGCTCTCAATGATATGATTGAGGCAAAATATGGGGCGGTGGATAGAGACCTCACAATAGACTCTATGAAAGAAACAAGAGTAAGAGAACCTAAATACGTAATGGACTTAGATTCATTCTAATATAGAATACCTGGTAGGACATATAGCTTTAATTAGTTATATGTCCTACTTTTTTATGCCCATCTTATGGGCCAAATTTTCTCTTTACGACGCATATAAAAAATGCCCTGGAATTTGTAGCAAATAGATCAAAATCTGTCAATATCTGCATAGAATATAACAAAATGTTATATATATTATGCAGAATTAGACATAATTTTTTGGCATAAATATGGGCCAAAATTGCTCTTTACGAACAAATTAAATAAATCGTGGAATTTTTTATATGAAACCTATTGACAAATATAGGCCAATATGCTGCTATATGGGGCCATTGACATTACGAACATCAAATGGTAGCGTTCTATTACATGGGTATATTTAACTATATATAATGATAGTATTTGGATCTAAATTGATAGTATGATTCTCCACTTTACTCCACAATACTCCACTATATAAGCCTCTAGGAGGCTCATAGAAGGGAGATTAAATGGAGGGGGATATAGTAGGTAGAGACCAAATGGCTCTAATTTCTAGAGCTTATTCCTTGGTCTATATTGTGCTTATTAGGAAGATAATCCTTTAAATGAATGACATGCACATACGCCTACTACTTGATAGTTTCTATCTACTTCGGCTAGATCATTATATGTAGCTATAGCTTGGCAGTAATGGCATTTCTCTGTCTTTTGGTCTTCCGCCCATTCTACATATGCCTCAAAATTATCTAATATACCCATATTACTTATTCCTTGGGATTAGGTTCTGTGGTCCTTCTGTGCCAAATAAGGACTTCTTAATAGGTACGCAATTAGGCACCTGTTTTCCACCTTTATCCTTCATGCCTACTTGCTTATAACCAGTCCAGCATGCCTTTTGGATATTGTCCCATTTGTCTTCATCTTCATTATCTGATAAATAATCCATTGTATTGTCCATGTCTTTATTGTACCATATTGTAGGGATACTGGGATTTGAACCCAGACTCGATTGTATATAAGACAATTGCTTTCACCAGATTAAGCTATATCCCCTAGTTAATATAAACTTGCAGAATTATTCCGCATATATGAACTATGATAGCTATTACTCCGATCCAGATTATTGTCTTCATTCCCGCCCTTTAGTTGATTTTGATATATCTTGAGTCAATATGACCATTGGTTAATATCTCATTATGTGAGATAGTTACCTCTTCATCTTCATTTTTCCAATGTAAGAAGGATTTAATATATACTACGGCATATGCAATTGCTGCAAATATAAATCCGTATTGCTTAGTTGTTACAGCATATACGATCCATAAGCATTCATTTAGAAGTAATACTAGCCATCCCCAGATGGTCTTTCGACCAACAAAGAATATACCTGTTACCCCTATTGCTGCCAATACATATGACCACATTACTTCATTACCCTCTTTATCTCATAAAAACAATTAGGGCATTCACCCTTATGTAACCATTTACCTGAATCTAATACTATAAGCTCTGTTAGTCTGCCGACCACATTTTCTTTACATATAACACAATATGCTTCAAGATTGATAGTCATATATTCCTATCTGTCACGTAGTGACAAAAGTGGCTTCTACTTTTTCGCTTCACTTTTTGCGGCCTATATATACTAATTAGTTCTTAATTGCAAGTATATTCTTAGTATTAATTAGAAGGTACTTTTGTCCATCTTCATCTTCAATATCAATACCGCTATTCCTATTATAATAGACTGTGTCGTTGACATCAAGCCCGTTGATTGGTACCAGATCTCCCTTGTAATTATATTCTCCCTCTCCCATGTCCAGGATCTTTCCTGTTCTTAGGGAAGGCTCATTAAATGCAGCAGATAATACAATTCCTGAAGAAGTTGTTCTATCCTCTAGCTTATCTTCTGCTACCAAAAGTAGGTTACCATATGGTTTAATCATATTTTTATTTTCTCTTTTCTGTGTGTATTGGGAAATTCAAGGTAGCTCTGGATGAGTTTGATGTGACCCTATGTACTGCTCCAGTGGGCACCAGAAGTAGGTCTCCTTCTTCTAATGTTATGGACTCTATGATATCATTTTTATCCTCAGTGTACATGTCCCATATGGTAACTCCCTTGATCTGCAAAACAACTGCATCCCATGGGTCTGAGTGTACTTCAGATACATATTCGGTTGCAAATAAATTGCAGAAGAATTGAACAGAAGTTCTTTCAACTGTAGATCCGAAAGCTGTATCAACTTCCTTTATGGAGTTATTTATCTCAGATATTGAGATTGGCATTTGTGATATAAATTGAACATAGCCTATCGTTCTTAAAACTGAAGCAACATCGTTTTGATAAACATATTTGTCTTCCTTATAATTCTTATTGGAATCCACATATGTATCTGAGCCTGTATGCAAAGCTTTATTAATTAGATCTATCATGCTATCCCAAGAAGTATCTAATTGCTTAAATGATTTTATGTGGAGTACCTTGCTGGAAGCCCTGTAATCTTCCCACTTTTTAATATCTATTTCTTTATTCATTAGATTCCATTTTTTCTAACTGAAGCATAGCGTCCATTAAGTTATCTTCTGGCACATCGTTAAAATAATACTTCCCAGTATCTGGGTTTTTAGACCATCCTCTGTATCCATCTAAATCTGGGTAAAATGATGCAGCAGTTTTCATTGACTCAGGATCTTTCATTATGCTGTCTAAATAGTCATAGAAATGTACTTCTTTGACTACCTCTTCTCTTAGGCTTGTCCAGCTAAATATACGTCTTGCCAACCATTCAATCATTGTCTATGTCTTTTCTTGTTCCCGTACCTAGACTTGACTTCGGCTTTTGCTTTTTCAACAATAAACTGGGTCAATAAATCTACATTAAACTCTTCATCAAACTGCTGTTCGTTCATCTGGATCCTTTTCCCATGTCATCTTGCCGTCTTTATATACAGGCCAATAGCCTAATGAACGCCAGTCCATTTTCATAATTTTAGGTTCTTTATTTGGCATATACCTATTATAGTAAATAAGTCCGTGCCTGTCAATAGCTATCTGTATCTTAAACCAGTTATGCCTTCTTCTCTTTCTTTCTGTACATCTTCTGGGTTCTCCCACTTAAATCCATTTATTGGGGTCATCCACTCTTTCAAGCTTTTAGTTTCTTTTGCTCTTTTTATCTGAGCATTGTATTCATCTGATTTGTATGGATAAAATGTTCCTGGATTTGATGCAGTCGGCAAAACAAAGTTTGAAAACGCAAACCTTACTCCACTTGATACTGGATCAACGCCATGAGCATAATCATTGTGTGCTCCATGTATTACAAGATCACCTCTGCCTGGTTTAATTCTAAGCTCATTACCTTCCTCGATTGGCTTACTTGCACCAACCCATTCACCATTGCTGTTTACATGTGGATAAAATATTTCTCCACCTTCAAATTCACCAAAATATATAACTAGTCCGTAGTGTAATCTGCAGCAAGTATTCCATCTATCTTCTGAGATTAACTTAGCTGATTCTATGTCACATACCCCACACACTGGCCCGCAGTTCTCATGAGGCTCTCCTGGTGCGTCAGAGTGGATAAACATCCCCTCTTGATCGGGTCTTGATACAAGTAGATAGGACTGTGGGTGCATGACAAGTTCTGGATAGATTAGCTCACTAGCCATCTCCCAAACCTCTAGGAGATCATAGATTGTATCGGTGCTTCTAGAGTTGTACCATTCAAGATTATGATCTATACTTTTAGCACCCCCAGCACTATTCTGTACTATGTTCTCTATTTTTTCCAAAAGCTCACCGTTGATAAAGTTTTTATAAATCCATATCTTGGGTGCAATTTGCTCTATATTAGGGTTATCTGTAAACATATTTATATTATACCATTTTCAGTGCTGTTTGGAGTATACCTCTTGGATACTTTCATCATGACTTTACCTGCTGGTCTATATGTAGCTAGTATTTCTCCTTTAGGAAAATCTCCAACTAAAGTTAAATTCATCTTTCTAGAAATTTCCATTAGAATTAATTGAGATTGAATAATAGCAAACTGATACCCTATACATTTGCGTGGACCAAGGTTGAATGGCCAGTAGGCGCCGTCTGGCAAGGAGTCTTCTAGGTTATTATCCCATCTCATAAAGTCAAAAACGTCAGGATTTGTAAAATATTTTTCATTTCTATGAGTTACGTATGAGCTTAAGATTACATGTGTACCTGCCTCTATGAATACGTCTCCTATTGTTGTGTCTACCAAAGCTTTTCGTGGACTCATCCAAACTGGAGAATAAAGCCTTAAAGACTCATTTATTACAAATCTTGATAGATTAGCATCTTTAATATTATTAACTATATTGTCTTTATTTACTTCTAATAAGGAATGAGACTCCTTATTAATATTCCCCCAGCCTTCTTTATCTTGAGTAATATTACATAAAGCCCAAACCAATGTGCTCGCTGTTGTTTCATGCCCAGCTAGCAGCATAGTTATAACTTGATCAGATATGTCTTGTATTGAAATGTCTTCGTCTTTTATAGAAGCAAGTATTAGTAAATCAATAAAGTCCTTATCTTCAGTTTCATTAGCTATTCTATTCTTAATTACATTATCCATCAAAGTATTTAATCTATTTGAAAAATTATCAAAATCACCCTCTTTAAACTTATGTCCTGGGGAGGCTTTCTCTAATATTTTAAAAAATATTATTTTTAGATCATCAGCATTTTCTAACATGTCGTCATTAAATATTGTGTTTGTTAAGATTTTATACGATAAGGATAGCATTTCTGCATTAATATCTATAACATCTTTTTCAAGCCATTTGTCAGTTTCTTCTTCTATTACCGATAAAGCTTTATTTAAATATAAATTGATTTTATTTACATGGAAGCTTGGATTTATTATTCTCCTGTGCTTTAGATGAACTGGTTCCTCTGTAGTCAATAAGCCGTTACCTAAAGCTTTTCTTATTATGTTCCATCCGCCAGATTTTTCAAAATTTTTATACTGTTTTACATAAACTTCATTAACAAAGTCAGCATCAAATGCAAATATGTATTTTTTTACAGGATCTTCTCCCCCTTTATCTAAATTTAGTTTATAGCAAAAAAGATCTCCATATGTTCTTTGAAGAGAGACTAAATAATCTGGACCATAATCTAATAAAAGATCATTGACTTCTTTCATATTTTTACCCATGATCCTATTTTACCAGAGAACACTTTGCTCCTCAGTATAAATCCGTAGTCTGGATGAGTAACTGAGCTTCCATAATACTCTTCTCCAGTTTCCATATCGGTTATCTTCCATTTCCCTGGTGCTTTTGTATGAATAATCAATTCTATTGGTGAATCTAAAGACTCAACCGTTGAGCCATCTTTAAGAACTCTATTGTTCATATACACCATTATCTATAAAGATAGACTGTCCATTAACAGATTTTGAATTTTTAATTAAATAACAAATTAAATCAGACACCTCTTCTGGACCTCCTATATATGCTTTATTAATATCTTCGGAAAAAATAATTTTTATAATTTCTTTATCTATATACTTTTCTGTCATTCCAGTTTTAGTAAGAGATGGATGTACTACATTTATTCTAGCATTATTGTTATTTTTAATAAAATTTCTTGACCAAAAATTTAAAGCTAGCTTACAGGACGCATATACTTCTGTGTCAGTAAGATTATTTTCTTTTGAATAAGATATCGCCTCTTCTTCTTTATCATCAAGTAATAAAGATATTAGATGGCTATTTGTCTTGGCATGTGTATATATTATAGATCCCAGAAGGATTGCGTTAACGTACCCATATTTATTGTGTATTCTGCTCACAAGTCTAGTTGAACCATAGTAGTTAAGAGGTATTATATCTTTACCACCAATTACTCCAGCAGATGTAACTATCCCATCTATGCCCTTTTCTGGCAGTATATTAAAAACAAGATCTTCTATATTTTCTTTAATTGAAAGATCACAGACAATATCAGATGAAAGAATGTCTACACCCAATACTGTGCTGTTTTCTTTTAATGAATTGTATATAGCTTTGCCTATGCCAGAAGCTGACCCAGTTACAATATACATAATGTCATCCTCAATTTAGGTAAAGCTATTTAAAATATAGAAGCTTCTGCTTCATCAACGCTATCATCAATTGATCTAGATATATCAATAGATAAATCGCTTGAGCTTGTTCTTAACTCACACATAGTAAAACCTTAAACTTTTTTTCTTCCAGTTTTCTTTGGCGCAGTAGGTCCCGTTTGGGTCTCTCTTCTGATACCGTGCTTGTTAACATCAATCTTAATTGGGGGTCTTTTTGTCTGTATGCCAGATTTAAATTTACCCTGAGTAGGATTCTTTTTTGTTGCCTCTCCAGAGTTTACAACGTTTTCTGACACTAGTTGCCCTTAATTTGTGATATCGTTACAACATTTCTGGTAGCTGCTGACTCAGCAGATTCGTTTTCAATCTGCTCTTCTTTACCACATGAACAATCTTTACACATTATCTATTACCCTGATCTGAAACATCCTGGATATTAACTTCTTTAATTCCAGTCTCGCTGCCTACGCTTTCACAACCGCATTCAAAGCACATAATTACTTAGGACCCTGAGCCTGCGCTTGGTTTGAAACATCTGTTGATGGGAATGCTGACTTTGGATCAGCTGCGTACTGCTCGTTGTTACCCCATACTGTTGAATCGTTTACCTTTGGTGATGTAAATCCGTTTAAATCTTTTCCGTCTGACATGTTATTACTCCTATAGGTTATTTATTTAAGTGGGACTAGTATTCCACTTATAAGACTATTATAGCATTTAGTTGATTAGGATCTATAGTAGATATGCCAACAAGAGTCGCATATATCTATTATTCCACCCTCTGGCTTAGAGGCAAGTCTAGTAGACTTATTTTTACAACCGCCCCACTCACATACATCACCAAACACTACTTAGATCCCTTTGCCTTCTGGCCTCTATAGCCTGTTTTCTTGATGTTCATGGATCCAGGCTTTTTTTGGCCACTTGCGTATGTTCCTGCTTGTCTTTGAGCTAATGCTCTTTGCATTTTATCTAGGTGTTTTCCCATTACTTGATTCTCCCGCCGAACTTTGACCAAACTCTCTCATGCAGAAAGTATCCTAAAGCTTCCCAACCTATATAAATTAATGCTCCTAGGCTTGCATACTCCCACTCGCCAGTAAATAAATATATTACTCCAGCTACTCCAACAAGGTGAAAAGTTTCCCAGCTTACTGTTTTTAATAGCGTTCTTTTAGTTGATTCCATTTTCTAATTATATCATTTCTTCTAAAAAAGGTCTAGTCAATTTGACTATATCTTTAATTATATTGTGTATTTCTGAGCTTGGATGGCTAGATGGTAGCTGATGAATTAAAATATCAGACACTTCTTTTTCTTTTAACTTTAATATCTCTTTGTATATAAAATCACTATTCCCAGATATTGTTGTACCCTTATGGCTTTCTAAAACTTTATTTAAATAAGTATTATTTTTACCTATTAAGTTATCATTTAATATTGCAACAGATACCATTTGATTTTTATTTTTTAATAATCCATTATTATACTGATCTAAATAATCACTTAACTGCATTATATTAGTTATCCCATACTCAATACAGGCTTTTTGAAAATCAATGCTGTGACCAGAAAGCATGAGGGGTGGTAATTTTTTTCTTAATGACAATACATTATATTTTTTAAGCCACTCTAGGGTGTATTGGTCTCTTTGTTCTATTGTCTGAATTCTATCTTCAATAAATACAACATCTCTTAAACTAGTTTCTTGAAACTTAATATTTCCAGGAATTACGTTGAAGGTCACACGCCCTGGTGCAATTTTTTCAAATGTTTCATATATAGTAGCCAGATACTCTGGAGACAGAGAGTACGTTCTTACTGCAATTATATACTTAAATGTATGTTCTTTATTTATTGTATTTGCTACAGTAACTACAGCATTATCTAAAAATGAATCATACACCAAGAGCAACGATTTATATCCCACTTCATGTACAGTGTTTGAGATCTCTATTAATGCATCTCTAGAATTATCCTCAAACAAAGACATGTAGTGAAAATTCATTTACTTTGTGCTTTTTGTTTTTTTAGATGGCGCTTTCTTTGAAACCGCTTTTTTAGCAGGAGCCTTCTTTGCTACTGCCTTTTTGGCAACTGTTTTCTTAACTGGAGCCTTCTTAGAAACCTTCTTAGCAGTTGATTTAGATACTTCAGCATTAACTTGCTCTAGCATTAATTCAATCTGTGACTCAGCTGATCTAATTCCCAAAAAATTCTTTATCTTGTTTAACATAACTACTCATTTCTTTTTATTTTAATCCTAAAATATATTTAGGCGTTTAATCTATTTTACCATAAAAGTAATGGTGAGGCTGGCACGTGCCTCCAGCCTCACCATTATTTAATTACTTAACTAAGGTTACCTTAGCCTTTGGGTTCTTCTTGTTCCACTGAAGAGCTAGCTTATTGAATGCTGCCTTCATGGACTTAATTGCTGCTGCATTGTCTGCAGTCAACTTAGCGATTGCTGCATCATGTGCAAGCTTTGCATCTGCAAGAGCCTTATCTGAAGCAAGCTTGGCTGTTACGGCCTCCGCCTTTAGCTTAGCAATTTCTGCTGCTGCAGTAAGTGCGGCTGAGTCTGCAAGTGACTTTGCAGTAGCAGCATCAGCGGCAGCCTTTGCCTGAGCGGCTGCAAGAGCATTTTCTGCTGCAGTCTTTGCTGCAACCTGTGCTGCAAGCTCTGATACTAGGTCACGAACACCAATTTCTGCAAATGGTGCAAGTGTTGGAGCAGTCAAACCTACTACTGCACCTGCAACAGCATCAGATGATGTTGTTGGAGCAAATGTAATTAGTGAGCGTGTTCCTGTTGTTGGAAGAGTTGCCTTGAAGGTTGCTGTTCCAAAGTCTGTTAGGGTAGCACCAGTTGTTACTGTTGCTGTGTCTAGTACTGCTGTTGCAGCAAAGACTGTTGCTGTAATTGACTTACCCGATACCTTGTTTCCAAATGCATCTGTTGCTGTTACAACGATATCCTGCTTAGTTCCTGCTGCACCTGCTGAAGGTGCTGAAACTGTTAGGTTGTTGATCTTGCCAGCAGTACCCTGTACATAGTATGTAAGAGTTGTTCCACCATTGTTGATTACAACGGTACCGATTGCTGTAGTCTTTGTGTATACAAAGAATGTTGCAGTTGTTCCAGTACCTGTTGCAATTGTCAAGGATGATGATCCTGACGATGCTCCAACTGGTGCTGCTGATGTGTGTAGAGCTGATACGATTGTTGCGTTAGTTGCTACTGCAGAAACTGATGTTCCCGCTGCTACTGTTGCTACAAAACGTAGTGCATCTGCTGCATCAATTGTGTTGTCTGCTGGGACTGGTAATGTGGCAGGGGTAGCAATTACACCATTAGTTGTGTTTGCTGTTCCGTCTAGCGTTACCGCTACTGTCATTACTGTAGCATTTGCAGGTGCTACTGCGACCATGCCCAAAGTCATGGCTGCAACCATGGCTAGTGCGATTTTCTTAAATGAGTTCATTTAATTTATTCTCCTTATTTCCTCTGTTATCTTTGCGATTACAGAATGTTAGTTTAGTTCATTTATTTTGACTTGGAATGAGCACGGATCTCCGCCTTCATCCCATTCTTGCATTTCTTCTTCTGTCATAGGTGGACCGTCATGAGTATTACAAAATACATCTGACACCCAACCTCTGTCGTAACCATTTTTAAGCCATATTTCAAACTCTAAAAAATCTGCATTTTCTAGATCCATTCGGATAGCTCCTGTAGCATTACATGCTTAGGCTTTGCGCCAGTTATTGTCTTTATTGGTTGACCAGACTTAAATAGTACCATATAAGGTATTGATGTGACAAGGTATTCTGCTGATTTTATAGGATTCTCATCAACATTTAACTTGCCAACCCATAGTCCGAGCTCATCTGATATCTCATCTAGGATTGGAGACATCTTTTTACATGGTCCACACCATGGTGCCCAAAAGTCTATCAGGACTAAATCATGAGATTTAAGAACCCCTTCAAAACTTTCATCTGTTACTAGCAAATTACTCTCCCTTTAATTCTTCCGCAGCACTATTAAATTTATTCATAAATGCTTGGATTACCCAAATTGCAGTCTCTCCTGCATTGGAAGCCATTGCTTTTGAAGCCTCTTCTGTTCTATCTTCAATTGCCAAGGCGTTGTACCATTTCTGGTACAACTCCTCACCAATATCTTTAATTATTTCTTCAAGTACAGTTAACTTGTTATCCATTAAGTATCCTGCTTAAAGTAAATAGATTTACAAGTTGTCCTGCCTTATTCTCTACTGCAACAGAGGCAGACTTCATTAATTCAATTAATTGTGTTGGTGTAAGTGTTGGCTTTAACGTCTTAAGATATACATACTTTGCAGCAATTACTTGAACTGAAACAGATGTTCCGTAAGAATAACCAGCAATATCTCCAGGGTATACAGTGGGTTGATGAATTTCTCCCCATAGGTCTACTAGGTTTTTGTCATAGTTGCTAACCAAGGAAAGCTGAGGCTTATCCAGGTTAAGGGTCTCTACTCCACCTACTGCAACAGATTGACTGATGCATGCGGGCCATTCAATTTTACCATTCATTTGTGGATTGCTTCCGCTATTACCTACAGGGAAAAACACAGGCACTCCAGATGTATTTAGACTGGATATTACTGGATCAAGCGTTGTTGGTGAACAGTATGCGCTATTTGCACTTCTTTTAATAACTGGAGCTGATGCAGCATTTGATGATGCAACTGCTACAATGTTATACTTTAATCTATTATTGTTCACCCAAGTCATAGCATTTACAAGAGTGTTAAGTCCATAAGTCTGAGGCTTTCCAGCTTTTGTGTTGCCTACAATTCTTACAAATACAATATTGACACCTGGGTTACTTTGAATTGCAGCAGATACCATTTGAGTTCCATGATTAAATGAAGATGTTGATAGCATGCTCATAGGCAAAACTGATGAACCTGGGCCCTCCATAAAAGTCTTTCCGTTTGGGCAAGAAGCAAAATCAAGGATACATACCTCTGCTACAAGACGTGACTTGATAGATGGAATTGATGTATCAAGTGCGCTATCTAAAATAGCTAAGGTTGGAACTGATGTTGTTGACTTTAGAGTGTTGGCCTTTGGGGCTGCCTGAGAAGGCATTGTGGTGATAGTTAGTGTTGTGGCAATTAGAGCCATCGTTAGTAGTTTTTTCATAAAGCTAATTCTACTAAATTGAGAAGTGGTTGTCAATAGGTTATGAATTCTGCTGTGGACGACTACGTGGGTACCACTTGCCAGAATCTATGCTGTTTGCCTCGGCAGCTTGAACTTGATTGTTAACAACATTATTAATAATTTCATGCATTATGTCTAATTCAATTCTAAGCTTATAAATTTCAAGCTCTAGAAAGTCTATTCTTCTTTGTGATCTCATTCTTCTTCGTTTCTATCCAGTGGCGTTGGTGCTGTTGCCAGTGTGCCACAGTAGGCACACTCCATATCTAAAAAGTAAGTTGCTATTTCAGAATCATCAAAAATAACTTTAAGATTCCATATCTCGCATCCACATGGGCATACGTGTGTTGGGACTCCCCTGATATCCATTGATCTGGAGTAGTCTGGTCTTAAGTCGTTGATGTCCATTACCTAATTGTACACTAAACTTGAATATATGTATAGGGGGCTGCTACGCTCATGTTAAACTCAGTTGCTGCTTCTAATGCTGCCTTAAGCCTCAGTCTTGGGTTCTTTTGATTCTTTGTAGCATGAAGTGCACCTAATGCTATCTGTCCGCCGCTTCCTTCTGCCATATAGTTTACTATGTTTTCTCCAACATGGAAGTCTTCATCTATAGTAAAGATTCTACCTTCAAGACCTACTATAAAAATTCCACCAGTATCTTCCTCAGATGATGATCCAATGCTTCCGTATCCATGCTCTTTAAATGCAGCCTTAACAGAATCAACAAACTTAGTTCTCATAAACTTATCTAATCCAGAATTAGTTTTTGTTGGTGTGTATTTTGGTGGAGTCCACATATACTGAAGAATTTGCCCCATGCGAAATGAATCTGTAAATGCAATAGCATACTGACCAACTTTAAAACACTTTGGTTCTTTTCTTGACAGGATCCAACCAGTTTTATCGTCTGAGGCAGCATGATCTGATGCCATATAAACGACACCACCCTGGGCAATAGCAACAATACAAGTCATGTATTTATTGTACTATTTTAATTATTCTGTGTCCAGCATCTCATGATATTCCATGTGATTTAGCTGGCTCATAACACTATCTAATTCAGATCTCATTTCAATTAAGTCCTGTATTGCCTTATAATATTTATCTTTCCATTCAGTTAATTCTTTTTCTAACTGATATAGCTCTATTTTAAGGTCTTTTATATCTAATCTAAGCTGGTCTTTTTCTTTTTCTTCCCGCCTATTTCTTTCTTTTTTAGCGTCTCTAACTCCAGCAATTATTGCAGTTCCAAATCCGCTGAGGGTCGCTGCTAATATTGATATTAGTATTGTTAGATATGATATTTCCATTATATATCATATTATACAGTATATTTAATCTAAGTTAGAAGCTCAGATGCTAATATTTCTGTACCTACATATCGCTTCTTTTGTATAAAATCTTTGACATGTTCATGCCCATTTTGTCTTCCAGCAATAAGTACAACCCATCTAGGCTCAAACTTTTCATCTATGCATGTTTGACACAAGAATAGATTTATATTTAATAAAGATGATTTCTTCAAATTTAGCTTATTCTTTGTTTTGTTACATGAGTAACAAAATATTTTTTCGTTCAAGATGCTGGCTTCCCTTCTAGTTCTACTCGAACACCGTAAGACTCAAGTAGTTTTTTTGCTTTTGTTACATAATCAATTACTTTTTCTTTTTCTATTCCATCAAATTGAATAAAATTATCTTCATATAAACGTAATGCCAAGAATTCTGGGTATTGGACTACATCCATAAGTAGGAACATAGGCTTTGGCAATTCCCTTAATCTTTTTTTCATTTCTGCATTATAAAACACTGGCTTGTTCGGCTCACCAGTCCATTGATTTATTCCATACTTAAAGTGATCTTTGTCTTTATTTATAAATATCATTTTATCTTCTTCCAAATTTCTTTTGTTTTGTGCTCATTCTTCATCTTATCAGCTTTTCCTAGAGTTAAGTATACTCCGCCCCAAACACCGTACTCAGTATTATCTATACCAGCCTGGTAGCACATCTTTCTTACTGGGCATGAAAGGCAGCATTGATCTACAGCTTTTGCAATCTGGATATCTGACTCATATTTTTCAAAAAATAGTAGCGTGTCCATTCCTAAACATGCCGCTAAATCTTGCCACTCTATATCATTTTCATCGTATCTGTAGTTATCTAAAATATTTGACATACTTACCTGGCAGGGCCCATGTTCCTTTTTCATTTACTGAGAATTCTTTTTTGATTCCCCAGCTATTATTTCTATAAGCACCGCTGGTGCTAAAGAACCCGCCATCGTCTTTATTCCAAACAATCAAATCATAATTGTTCCAATAAATGTCTAAATTTTTACCATTAGCTTTTTTTCTTAAAAGCTCTATTCCATTTTCATAAAGATGTAACATTTTTCCTGTTTATCTATTTTGAACCTATATGTTATTATACAGGTGTTACTTAGGGCTTGTCAATACAAAAGACAATATATTATTTTTCTTCTATTTTTTTAATTTTTACTGAGATAATTTCTTCATCAGTTCCAAATATATCACTGACATATTCTTTTGCATCTTCAGGGCTAAATGCCTCTACTACTGCATCGATTTCTATCTTAATTGAATATTTTTTCATTTACCGCAAGTAGGACACTTCTTTGGTTTAGATGATGTAGTTTTTGCCGCTGGCTTATCTACAACTTTAGAGACTGTGCCAAACTTTGGGCGGCCAAAACCTACTATAGAAATCATTTCTCCAGCTTTATTCTTTTTAAATGCACGGAGCTTCTTTGAAACCTGTCCGCCATTTCTTTGGCTTCCCTTTTTATCTGGGCTAGTGTTTCCTTCTATACACCATACAGTTCCGTCTTCGTTATCCTTGATAACAATTCCAACATGAGAAATTCTATCAACACCGTCTGAAGGGAAATCAAAATAGGCGATATCTCCTGGCTCTGGATCTGCAATGTCTCCGTCAATCCATGCCCCCGCTTTCTTAAATGCTGCAGCGCCACCTGGGGTGTAAACAGTATTAGGAATCTTTACTCCTGCCTCGTTACCGCACCAGTTAACAAAACTTCCGCACCATGGTTGGAAGTTAGCTTTTGTGTAAGCACCATACTTTGTTTCGTTATCTTTAGGACCTTCAATAGTTCCTAGTTCTGCTGTAGCAACTTCAATTAAACGTGCTGCTGTACCTTGATCTGCCATTTTTATTTGTCCCAATCTAAATCTACTGGTTGCTCTTCTGGCATTGCCCCATCTGGCTTTGCTGCTAGTCGTGCTGCAGTAGCATCAATTTCTGCTTCGAGCTTTTTATCTGCCTGTGTATTCTTTGCATCTACTTCTTTATTTGCTATCTGGGCTGCCATGATGTCTTTGGCTCCAGAGTTGCCAATCAATATTCCAGCAAGTGTTCCTGTAATAAATGTTGCAATGCTGCCTAGCACATTGAAGAACATTTTGTCATTTTCTGACTGAGCTCCGATTGGCTGTGTTACAAAAAGCAAGCCATAAATAATTCCAAGCGCTGTCATAAAAAGAATGCTACCAAGTGTTATTCCTAGAATAAACTTCAAGCGGGCATCTAAGTCGGCAGGCGTTAGTTTTTGTTTAGCCATTTGTTATTTCCTGTTCTGGTGTAGTAGGTGTAACTTTTATTACATCTTTTGTGCAAGTCTGTGAGGCTTCACATTCTGGAGGAGTACATTCTGCAGTTTCCCAATTCTTAGGGTCTTGGCAAGGATAGCGATACCTATTTAAAGAATCGCATGCAGTTAATGATACCATTAATAGGCCAGCTACGGCAATAGAAATTATTTTCCTCATAGTACAATTATACACTATTACTCTTCTTTTCGAAGTGGTATTGTAAGTAACCAGATAGCTGTAGCAATTACTGTAGCTACCCCGACCACTTGCTGGGCTGACCCAGTAAGTGTCAGCCAGGCAATAAAGAACCCCAAAAGGGTAAATACCTGAGCTATGCTCTCTTTTATAACTTCCCAAATATATTTAAATATGGCTTTGATTATTTTCATTATATCCTCCTAGTCATTGCTGCTGCAATAATATTTGATGCGATAATTACTGGCACCACAACCTCCTGTGCCTTTTCTCTTTGATCGTCCGTCATGTCCTTACCCCATTCGGAAGGGTTCAGGACTTTAGAAAAATCTATGTCTAGCAATACTCCAAGGGGGTCTGCTAGAAATTCCTCTGTCTGTACCTCTGTTACTGCGTCTGCTAATGTAAACGGCATTGGGGTATCTCCTGCCGCCTCTGATCTTTCTGAAAACTCAACAAATGCTGAAGCAAGCGCTGGGTTGTCCTTCATCTGCTCGGCAATCTGTGCAACCTCTGATGCCTTAATACCAAGATCTCCAGCAATTTCCACCTTTGCTTCTTGTGTCAAAGACTTAAGAGTTTGGCTAACTGCTGCTACTTGTTCAGGAGAAAGTGTAACTAACTTATTGTCCTTACTTGTTAGGTTAGCAATAACTCCAGACAAGTCTTCTGCAGTTCCAGTTCCCTTTTCAGGAATGAGTTCAGCCAACTCTTCATCTTCTATTTCAGGCTCATCTGTTGGTTCTGGTTCTGGGGTTGGTTCTGGTTGTGGTTCAGGAGTTGGCTCTTCTGTTGGGTCTACGACTGGCTCATCTGTTGGTTCTGGTTCTGGGGTAGGCTCATCAGTTGGTTCTGGCTTAGGATCTTCTGTAGGCCCTTCTGTAGGCTCTGGAGAAGGCTCTGGCGTAGGTTCTTCAGTAGGCTCTTCAGTTGGCTCTGTTGATGGTTCTGGAGAAGGTTCTGGGGTAGGTTCAACTGTAACCTCTGGTGTTGGTTCTGGCTGTGGCATATTCGCAAGGGCAGTAGCAATAGCAGCATTAATTCTCTGCTTCTCTTCAAAGTCCCATTGAGCAGCATACTCTTCTTCAGCAGCAGTAATAGCATCATTCATATCTTCAATTGCATTGTTGTAGTTTTCAATTGCTAAATCTTTTGCTGCTAATGTTAGAGCAGTGTTTAGTTCTGCAATTTCATATGTGGTTTCTGCTTGATCTTTTTGATCCTGCGCTTGCTCTAAATCATCTTGTAACTCATTCAGTGTTGCAACCTCTTGATTGTAAATAGATAACTTATCGTTATAAACTGCCAAGGCAGATGTTCTTGCTGCAAGGGCTTGGTTATAATCATTTATCTGCTCTTGTGTTGCGCCTGGGCCAGAAGAAAATGTTCCAAGATTACAACTAAAGTCTACTCCCCAACCACCAGTGTAATCACAGCCTGCCCCAGTCCATCCTCCAGGAATAGCCCATCCAAGATGGTAAGACCCTGGACCTCCACCGTTGTACCACCAAATTTCTACATCTAATGTTTTATCTTCACTAACATCATAGACTGGAGTATATGGGCTCCACCGTGCTCCCTGCTCTACCCATTGATTAGATGCAAGTTGTCCGTCAACAAACATTCTAAACCCATCGTCTGTATATCCTGCAAAGAAGGTTGATGTCCAATGATCTGGTACTGTTATCTGTCCAGTAAATTTAACTATAAAGTTTTCATATCTATTACCACAAACTGGCAGGGACATATGGTTTGAGTTCCAGGTACCAGAACAAATAACTCCACTTGGTACTGCTACGTTGTTAAATGTTCTTGTTAAATGATAAACAGTATATGCTAACCCTTCTCCTCCAGCAGCCTGCATATTAGACTCTGTGGTTTGAAGATTAAGGTTGGCTATGGACAATGCTTCTTGAGCATCATCTTTGTGTGTTAAAGCTAAAGCAACTGTGGCTGTTTGTCCATCTACTGAGGACTGGGCTGAGGAAAGGTTTGATATTTTTGTATTGAGGTTAGATAATGACTCTGCTTCTGTTTCTACTGCTCCATCATATGCCTCTTCTGATGAAGTTTTATTATTTTTTGCATCTACAGCATCCTCGTATTTGTCTTCAGCTACTGATATTAATTCTTGTGTATACTCTTTGTCTGATAAATTATTTATATCTTCGTTTAATTTAGAAATTCTTTCTTGTGCTATAGTTAGCGGATCATCGCTGTAAGCAGGCGTCATGAATAGCCAGCCAAAGCCTAAAATTGCTGCTAATGATAATCTCCATGCTTTAGTCCTAGTCAACTATAACTCCTAAACAAACAATTTGTTTACTTAGTTAATTATACCACTTTAACTATTTAGGATTATCTGTTTTATAAAAGCCATTACCTTTAAATTGTATTCCGAATGGAGTGAAGTGTCTAATCATTTCCGATTCACATTCAACACATGTATACCCAGGGTCGTTTTCTGTAATTGATCTGTTCACTGACATTAAAGCATGTGCTTCGTCATATGAGCATTTATATTCGTATACTGGCATTACTTACCGCTCTTCTTCCTGGCCTTTGCCAATGCATCAAAGTCTTTAATCTTTGTTTCTCCCATGTATCCCCACGCATGTCCGTCTTGAATCATCTTTTCATTTAAAGATACATCTGATCCATCCAAGAATACCCACCCTAAAATTCTTCCATACTTTTCAGAGCTGTCCATCTTCTCTGTTTTAATTACTACAGATTTAGCTGCATCTATTTCATGCTTTAGATAAGCTTTTGCCTCTAAGCCTAATGCCTTTTCCATCTTATTTGTTGTTCTGCTCTCTGGTGTATCTATACCAGCAAGTCTTACTCTTGAGCTAAATGATATATCAAATCCGAGATCAATGTCTACATCAATTGTATCTCCGTCCACAACCTTTGTAACCTTCTTAACATAATACTCAAACATGATTCTCCTTTAAATTAATGAGCAGTTTATGGACATGCTCAGGTCTCAATATTATTTGATCTTTAAGATCTTAGGCTGCTTCTCTTTTGGCAGATTTCTAACTACACGGATATTTAACATGCCGTCCTTTAGCTCTACGCTTGAGACTTCCATATATTCACTTAGCTCAAAGATTCTTGTGAACTTACGTGCAGCAATTCCTTTATGGACAACTTCTCCATCTGTTGCTGATGTAATTTCACCTGTGATCCAAAGGCTTCCGTCTTCGATTGATACAGTTAAATCTTCCTTGGTGAATCCAGCTACTGCCAGCGAAAGCTGATAGTTGTCTTCATCTAACTTTAGCAAATCATAAGGCGGGAACGCCGTATTGTTTACCTTACTTAGACTGTTAAATCGTTCCAACTCTCGGTTGAAACCAATAAAAAATGGATCCTTGAAAAGATCCATAGCAAATTGTGTTACCATTGTGTGCTCCTTTTAAGCGAGTTAAATTAGTACCCCCATTTGGCAGGTACTATCTTATTATACCAATCCTAGTTTTACTAGTCAACTAAAATTGTTAGTATGTATAGTCATATCCTTTTGAATGCTTTGGTTTTTTTGGCTTAAAAAGCTTATTTTTTATAAATATTAATATCTTCATTGCTTATCTCCTTTAAAAAGTTATTTGCTACGTTTTGCATAAAGCATGCGCCAGGGTGTCCATCTCTAGCGCTAGTCCAGTAGGGCAAAGATCTTTTGTTATATTTTTTAAATATTGCTTCACGATTGGCCCTATTTTTATTAAACTGAAAAGGGCTGACATACTTTTCCCACGGATCTTCTTTAAAAGTAACAAAATTTTTAAAATTTAATTCATTAAATAAAGCATTTCCATCAAACTCCCACGTTGACCACATTAGTTCAATATTAAGTGACTGGCATAGATACTCTAGTGAGTTTATCAATGTTACTACAGTAAGAAGTTGCTCCATATGCTGGTAGCCTTTAATATACTTATAGTCATTGGAATCTAAATCTTTATTGCTATGCATATCTGAATGAATAAAATCAGATCTTTCATCTGAATAAATAAATCCTCGTGAGATATTTGGGAATAAAACAAAAATTTTGTTTGGAATACCCACTGACTCAATAAATGCCAATATATTTTTATATATTGCAAATATTCCTACTCCAGGTATGCCTATATTATATGAAGCAAAATCTTCTTCAGGGTTTTGAGAGACTAAACTACTCATCAGAACTTGTGGCCACACCAGATCTTCTGGCAAACCTTGCCCAAAAGTTATTGAGCATCCAGCAAACAGAATATTATTTTTATTTTTATCAAATTCTAAAAAGTCTGTGCTTCTGAACCCATCTTGATTTAATTTATATAAAAAATCTGGACCCTCTACTACATTTTTTTCTCCCGTTATATTTTGTTTGCATAAAGAATATCTTCCCTCAAACTCAACATCTTTAATGTCTTCAGGAATAACATTGCTATTAGCATATATTTCAGAGATTTTGTTTAAATTTTTATTATTTCCTAGCAGAAATGATCTGGCCTGCAAAGTCTTTCTAAAATTTAAAAACTTTTCTTGATCTGTGTGAAATAAATCAATAAATTCTTCTTGAGGGTTTTTAGGCATTTTTGTCTACAATATCATAGAAGTCTTTAAAATTAATACCGCATGCTATCTCAAACTCTTTTAATTTTTCTAATGAGGGTGCTCCCCAATACCCTATATATTCACCCAGCAAAATCTCTCTCATAATTCTTTTTCCGTCATTGTATCTTTTCATATAGAATGGGAAAAGCCTAGGGTCATTATTCTTTAAGCTTCTCCAGTCGTCTTTGTTATCTTTTTCAAATGCGCCTTTTGTTGTTTGCTTGTTGTAATGAAAGCATATGTCTGCATTAATAGAAAACATTCGATATCCTCTAGACCATGCACGTAGAGAATATATTGGCTCATCGCCACCCCAAACAATCCTAGGGTCATGTAAAATTTCCGAATAAAGATCTGGCCTGCTAAATGTAAACTGAGCAGATATTAAATTATGCTCTATGTAATCTTCGCTAGAATAAGGAACTCCCTCTATTGTAGGGTATCCATCTTGAAATGAAGAAACTTTTGGCTCTTTGAATATTAACTTTTGCACAAGATTTGAGGTGCTGGAGTATACAATTTCGCCATCTTTATCGTAGTACCATGCTGGTGCTCTTGAGCTTATGACTGGCTTATCTACCAATGATTCAAGTTTAGTAAATCTTTTTATTAATTCAGAATCCCAGCTTTTAACAAATATCATATGAGAATCTAACTGTAAAACATAATCTGTGTCTGGCATAACTATAGACGAAGCAATAAGTCTAGCCAATCCAACCCCTTGAGTACCACTAAATTCCATATTCATATAAAAAACATTTTTAAAATTTTCAAAGTCAGCTTTGGGGAAGTTATTTAGTCGTGAATCAAATATAACAAAAGAAAGGTTGTCTGGGCTATCAGAATTTTCTATAGCACTCTGAACTGTTTGCTTTAGATCTTTTTCATTAGCACTTATTATGGCTACTAAAATTTTATTACTCATTATATAATTATACCTTTCTTTTTGCTGGGGATGCAGGGCTCGAACCTGCGACCTAGAAATTAACAGTTTCCCGCTCTGCCAGCTGAGCTAATCCCCACTAGTGTCCCCAGATGGGCTCGAACCATCGACCCGCAGATTAAAAGTCTGCTGCTCTACCAACTGAGCTATAGGAACGTACCCGTAGTTGGATTCGAACCAACGCTGTGTAAATTTTAAGTCTACTGCCTCTACCACTGGGCTATACGGGCAAAACTTTGGGTGCAGGAATCGGACCTGCGTTTATCGCTTCGGAGGCGAGTGTCCGACCATTAGACGAACCCAAATCTATTTTTATTTATTATACGCACCCCTGGCTGGAATCGAACCAGCGACCAACAGATTAGAAGTCTGTTGCTCTTCCGCTGAGCTACAGAGGTGTGTGCCAGGTAGGACTTGAACCTACGATTACCGAATTATGAGTTCGGGGCTTTAACCAACTAAGCTACTGGCACCTTAAGTAAAGTATACTTTATGCACCTACGAAATGTCAATAGAAGCTATATATCAATTTTAAAATCTATACTTCTCTTGTACTCAATATAGTTTTCATAACAAATTTTTATAGGATTGTATTTATACACGGCCAAGTCTATCTCTTTGCGAACAAAAGAGTATTCTCTAGGCAGTCTATACTTTAAATCTTTAATAGACCTCATTTTTTCTTTAACTTGTTCTGGACTGACTCTGTTTTCTTTAAAGCTAATGTCAAATTTTTTAGAAACTTTATTTAAAAATAAATCTGGTTCTTGTGTCAACAAATTAAAACCTACTGGAGTTACATAATCAAGGCTTTGTGATTTATTTAAAAATAAATTATATTGATTTGTGTGACGAAGCATTGAATTATAAATAGCAGCATCCAAATGCTTTAAAAATATTTTTTGCTCATCCTCGTTCATGTGAGTAAAGTTAACCTCAATTCCAGAAGCAATTGCTGCATATGGATTTCTTAATAAACATATATTTATACCATTAGGATCAAAACTATCTGGCTGGTGATCTACCCATCTAAGTACGATATTAAAATTTTCTCTCATTAGATATTGACAAAACATGTTACCAGAGCCTGGGGGTGAATTTATAGTAATTGTTTTACGGTTATCCATTTAATATACTAAAGTTATACTCTAGTTCCCATTTCCTTACATCATCTTGATCATTCAATAGGGGCTGCCCCTTAATATTTAAGCTGGTATTTAATAATACTGGCACTCCTGTTTTTAGATAGAACTTATTTAATACCCTATATAGCCCATAGTGCTGTTCCTTATTTACTGTCTGAACTCTAGAGGTGCCGTCCTCATGAACTACCGAAGGTATCTTGTCTGGCTGCAGGCATTTAACTGTGTACTGCATATAAGGACTCTTAAAGTCCATGTCAAACCACTTATGGGCATGATCTTCAAGAACTACTGGTGCAAATGGCCTAAATAGCTCTCTCTGTTTAATTAAATTTACTTTATCTTTTATAGAAGGATCTCTAGGGTCTGCAAGAATACTTCTGTTTCCTAGGGCCCTTGGGCCATATTCTGCTCTGCCTGATGCTACTGCCACTATTCCATCTTTAAGTATTCCATCTACAATTTTCTGTATTGGGTATTCTCCACCCAGGTCGTGTCCTAAATAAGGAGTTTTCCAATCAATGTGCTTCCCATATAATGCTGCAGCAGCTCCAAGTGAACTTCCAGCATCCCCTGGGTTAGGCATAATCCAGACGTCATCGAATATACTCCATAGAATTGTATTTGCAGAAGAATTAAGAGCACAGCCTCCCATAAACACTAAATTTTTTTTACCAGTTATTTTTTTTGCCATGTGCATAAACTCTGCTAATCTTATTTGATACACATGTTGAACAGCTGCTGCTATATCAAACCTATCCTGATCATTCTCTATAGAGCCCCAGTCATGTATCCCCTTGTGAAAATTATATTTTTGGTTTATCTTTGAATCAAAATAGCTATTTACCTTTAGGTAATGTTTTTTCCAGTCTCCATAAGCCGCCATTCCCATCATTATATACTCTTCTTGATTTGGAACCAGCCCAATTAATTTAGTAAACGCTGAATAAAACAAACCAAAACTTACTGGGTAGTTTTGTTTAAATCTTAATTTAATCTTTTCTCCTTCACCGACCCAAATTGTTGATGTGTTATATTCTCCAATTGCATCTAAGACCACTATGGCTGCATCTGTAAACTTACTAGTGTAGTATCCAGCACAGGCATGAGAATAGTGGTGGCTAAAATATTTTACTGGCAAGTCCATAGGAAAGTTTGGCTTCCAATCCCCTGCTCCTCCCCTAAGAATCAATCTGGATTTTTTTAAATATGGCTTTTCATAGTAGGCGATATTAGTAGGTGTTGCATAATTTAATGCATCTAGAATAATTTCTTCATTGTTATACCAATCATTTTTTTGCTTGCTATATCTTTCAGAGTGGGCAGCAAATAGTATTTCTCCATCCTTTATTAAAGAAACGGAAGCATCATGAGATGTTTCATTTATTCCTAGTATTACCATTAGTAATTGTATCTTTTCTTTTTCATCATATTTTTTATTTTTCTTTTAACGATCATTCTTTTTATTATTTTTATCATATAAAAACTCCTCATAAAATTTTTCTGCCCATATTTTGTGAAAGCCTCTGCCAAAATGATATCCGTCTCTTGCCCTTAAGTCCTTTATTCGTATGTCCCAGTAGTCTTTATCAAAATTACTTGTGTTTATGTATCCGTCTAGGTTAGCTACAGAATCTGTAATAGTCCGAGCTGTTGGAGCATGCCATGTTGACCATATTAACTTTATATTATTTATTTTACAGAACTGTATTAAATTTCTTAATAGAAAATAATTAAACAATATATTAACTTTTATAACTTCTGGAGATTCATGATTCTTAAAAAAATGCTCAGTATCAATATCATTATCTATCTCACTATCGCTTACCTGATATTTTGGATACCACCCCATTGATTCTGACCAGGTCACGTATCTGGTTTGATCTGGCAATTGCAAAAATATATAATCTGGACATCCATAATCATATGCATATTGAAATACATTCATTACTACACCAGCTACAGTAAGTCCTGCTTTGCCTACGTTGTAGTAACCTGCAACATCGTTATTTTCTTTAATTTTATGGTAAAGCACATTGGCCCAGACGTCCTCTAGACTATTTGATGCCCCTTCTGTTTCAGAGCATCCTCCAAACAGGATATGCATCCCAGACTTTTTTTTCGTAAAGTCATCGCATCTAAATCCTTCATTATTATACTTATACGTTATACGTTCATCAGGTTTAATGTTTAAATCCTTCTCATAAAACATTATCTCTTCTTCATAATTTGGTTTTGTACGTCCAAAGTATCTTTTTAGTAATGAAATATCAATCTCGTTTAAATTCATTTACCTTTACCCATCTATATTGTTTTTTAAAATTAACTTACCAAAGGTTTCTCTATTTCTTATTTTTTCATGCATTATTTTTGCATCCTTTAACTCCATAGATTCTCCTATAATAATTTTTATCTTTCCTTCTTTAATTAAATTAAACAAATCATTTACTGCAATACTAAGCTTATTTGAGTTTTCAAACATTTTTGTTCCCCAAAAACCAGAAACTATCTTTGTGTCTTTTAATATATCTCTGATTTGAATAGATGGCAATCCTTCCCTAGATGAGGCGCCGTATGAACATATATGCCCTCCAGCTTCCAGCATGAAATAATAGTTCATAAAATGCTTTCCGCCATAAGACTCAAGTATAAATTTAGGCTTTTCTCCTATGCTGCCTAATATTTTTTTTATTTCAGACATGTCGTCTAGGCAAGCAAAGTCGGCCCCTAAAGACTTTATAAAATCTATTTTTTTATCGCTTCCAGTAACACCAATTACTGTTGCTCCTACTATCTTGCATAGCTGTATCAGTATCATTCCCACAGCGCTGGATGCACCATTAATAAGAACTAGGTCTCCAGATTTAATATTACATATGTCTTTAACAATTCCATAAGCAGTTGTTCCTTGACAGACTACAGACAAAGCCTCTTCTTCTGTCACTCCGTCTGGAACTTCAAATATTCTATCTTTATTCACAACAAGCTTTTCTGCATAAGCGCCACTGGCAGTATGACCGACATACAACTTACCATCAATCATAAAAGAAGCTTCTATACCAGGGACCACTGGAGGAAGTGTCTGAACTAGATAGCTATTTTCAGTTTGATAAGTGTCTGCATAATTAACACCTATCATCCTAGTATCTACAAGGATCTGATCTTTTACTGGAACTGGATCACGATAGTCTATATATTCCATTACCTCTGGTCCACCAAAAGATTTAACAACTATTGCCTTCATCATACCCCTAACTCTGATCTATACTCAATAAGTATATCAAATAATAAATCAGAATATGATTTATTAACTATAAGAAACTGGGTAGCATTAGGGCTACACAGCTGTATTAACTCATCATAAGCACTGCTATCTACTTCAAAAAACCATCTTATGTGGTCAATAAATAAAATAAAAAGGTCATGACCTTCTTTTGTTTTTGCAGAAATTCCTAAATCAATTGCTATATCAAATTTATCTTGAAAGTCATATGCTTCTTTTAGCATGACAGTATATTCTTCTTTTGAATACCCCTTCATTTTTTCAGTTGCCTTTATTACCCAAGGATTGCTTGGAAAAGTTTTAGCTATGTTTTGAAATAAAAATCTTCTATTTTCAAAAACCTCTTCTTCAAAATTCAGATTCGTCATCATATATTCCTTCTGGCCTTATAGGAAGCAAGCCTCTCTCTTTTGCAATTTCAAATCCTTCAGAAGACAATATTATTGTAGCTTCTAAATTTTCATCATACTCTACATCTATTAGACCATCTTCATAAAGCTCTAGCAAAGATTCATCAACATACTCTATATGTGACTCCCAAAGTTCTGGGGCAAGTGCTTTTGTTATATCTTCATCTAGTTCAAATATGTATTCTCCGTTAGGATCAATGCCAGCTATTCTTATTGCACCTATTTCAATATAATAATTAATTTTTTCATTATAATAATCTTCATTATTCATTGGAGTTATCACTTGTCATGGATGTGTAAACAATTGTTTGAACATACTCTGAAAAATGTTTACTTAAATTACCTGGAGGCCTATGCCCTAGATTTTCCCAAAGTTTTTTGTACTCCAAAACATTGTAGTATGTTGTTGGGCAAAGTGTGATGCCATTAAAATCTTTTAACAATATAGGAAGAGGAACATGCTTGCCGCAGCATTTGCACTCTTTAGCTTTTTCTTGATATATACTCATAATATTTCCATTCCACTTAATGCGTCAGAAAGGTCCCTAGGCATTGCTGAAGGAGCCTTTATTAAATTAGGACTTTCCTTTACTAAACTTTCTCTATACTGTTTTTTTACTGAAGAGTAATCATGAACTTCTATGTCTCCAAATGCTGCTCTTGTTAAACTAATTGCATTATATATAGATCCACAAACAGCGTCTGCTAAGTCTTTTGATCCTTTTCTAGGGTGATCAACTTTATCACGCATAATTCTTAACTCAAGTAGTTCATCTACTAGCAATGGTATATGTGGACCATTCAGTCTTTCTTCTAAAACCACCATAGCCATATCGTCATAATGCTTCTTTGCTACGGATAAAGTTTCTGTGCTTATCCCATACTGTTTTAGTTGCTGCATCATGTCATGAGAATTCCATCTATCAAATGTGCATATTCTAATATTAAATCCTCTTGACCTTAATGATAGTATATAATCTCTAACTTCTCCAAAGTCCACCGACTTATCTGATGTTGGAGTCCAGTACATTACGGCATCAACCTTTACAATAGGAGCTGGTTGCGAATATGTGTCTGTAACCTTTACGCTCACCCATCTATCAATGTGCGCCATAGAGACTGCACAATGGTCATGTTTTTGTGCTAAGTCTACGTGTATAAAATAATCTTTATCCTCTTCTGGCAAAAACCATTCTTCAAATCTTCCAAATTTATCTACCGCTATTGAAAGATCATTAAATGCCATCTCAACCTTTTCACGAGATTTAAAAAATGCATCTATAGCTTCTGGAGGCATGCAAGCAAATCTTCCTAGAGCATCTGTTACGTCTCTATAAAATGCAATCTTAAAATCTTCAATACTTCTGGTTGGATTAACTTCCCATGTGGGTCTGCGTATTGCATACACTCTAGGATATTTGTATGAAACAATTTGATCTTCATCCCAGAAGATGTCGAACTCATTACCAACTGTGTTCTCTGGTAAATCTGGATCTAATTTAAATCTATGTGATCTTGATATAATTTCTTTTTCAGATATAATCTCATCGTATCTTTGCTGTATATAATCGTTTTTAAAACGCGGGAATGATAAAAGAATTACTTTACCGTAATCTGGAAAACGAGAATCTACTGAGGCCCTATACATGTCATAAATTCCACTTGCAGTTTTTGCTTGATCGTGGCCACTTGTGCTATCTAAAGCAAATCCAGAAATTTCATCAAGCACTGCAACAAGAACGTTATATCCTTCAAATGCTTCTCTTTCTGAGTGACCAGAGTATACAGTTACGTTCTTATCAAACTTGATTTCTGAAGCTTTTTCAAAATATTTACCTATAAACCAAGGAGAGTGTGTGACTCTATTCTTAAAGCCCTTAAAGAAAACGTTGTTGGCCTGCTGGGCGTTAATAGCAATGTTAATAATATCTATAGAATCTCCTGGAGGTTTGCCATAGTATGAAGCTGGATCCTTTAAGCATAGCAATAGATATACAATATATGCAACAGAGATAGTTGAGCAATAATCTTTACCGCTACCTTTGCCTAGTTGGGCAACAACCTCATTGCATGTTTGCCTATATCTAAGCATGCCTTCTTTTTCACCAAACAGCTTTATCAGTGTTGACTCTTTATATATCTGAGAAGATCTTTCAATCAGAGTATACTGATACTCTGATAATTCTGGCAGCCCTAGATAGTTTTTGTCTGTTACAAATGTTCTAAGGTCAACGGGCCTTTCATCAAACTCTTCCCCGTCCAGGATGTCGATGAAATCATTAAAATCAAACTCCACTGACTTCCTCGATAATCTCTATAGGCTCAACAATACCAGTGATTTGTGATAAGCGTTTAGCAACTTCAATCTTACATTTTGGACAAGATGCAGTTACTTCCTTTAAGATCTTAACCAAGACTTCTTGTTTTCTTTCAGCTTCAGCCATTTGTCCAGCAAGCTCTGCATTATCTAATAAGCCAACCTCTTGAAGCATTCCAATTCTTTTGCCTTCAATATCTGCAATTAATTTAAGTGCGCCAGACTTAACGCTAAGCTGCCCTGCCAGATCAGCATCTTCAACTGTTTTCCAAGCTTCTTTGATTAGCATAGCGTAATGCTGGTCCGCACCAGAGATGGCCTCTTTAGCACGTTCACGGGCTGATGTGTCGTTGTGGACAACATTCTTCCACTGATCTATTAGCTCTACTACTTCTGACCTCTTAAACCCAGTTAGGGTGGCAATTTGAGTAGGGTTATTACCTCTTAGTAGCTCTTCAACTACCTTATTCATGCGATCAAAATGATCAGCTAATTCAATATCCATAGATATATATTATACTTCTAGTTGACTAAAAACTCAAACTGACTTTGCTATTTTATATAGAACTAGGTAGCCTATTAGATCATCAATATCATTATCGCCTGCAAAACCCTGATTATTCTTAACTCGATTTAGCTTATCGTCAATACGCACCTTTAACTGCTCTACCGAATCCGCCGTTGAAAATATTCTGGCTGGCTCTAAAGCTGAATTGCCGTAAGATATATTTTTCTCAATTAACATATGGGCAATCTCATGGCAGGTTCTCCATATACTATTACCTGCAGGTGCGCCAGTGGCCCTTAAATAAAGGTCCTCGCAATGAAAATTTTTTACATCTGGAAATACTGAACTAAGAGCCATAAGATTCTTCCACCTTTAAAATTACATAATCTACCCAACGCTCAGAGTCTTCTGGCGTATGGTGTTTCCATTCATCTACAGTTTCAAACATTCTATTAATAACATTATACATTGGCTCTATCGGTTTTGGCAAGCCATTTTCTTCTGATATTTTTCTAAAAATAGGAGACATATCTTCCCACATCTGATAATCTTCATCATCCTCATACTGCCACCATGGTGACATAAAGATTACTTTAGTATTATATTTTTTCCCGAATCTAATTGTTTCGCTAGTATAATTACGAATAACCGATTCCATATTATTATACTTATTATAGTACTGCATGGCAGCATCCATACCACCAAACTCACCAACAATTACAGAGCTTTCGCCTAAATCAGAAATATTATCTTTAAATAAATTTTCTAGGTAATCAAAGTCAACCTTATAAGCGCCTCTGCTTTCTTGCCACAA